AATAGGACCTGAAACTGTGTCTGCTGTAATGGTATTGCGTTGAGATACAACAACACCTTCGGCAACAACAACACTTTCAAATAAAAATTCTCCTAAATTTTTCGATGCTGTTTGTTCTTCTAATGAAACGAAGGTATAAGAAACACCGTCATTTGTTGTAGTGAATTTTGTATATTGAGGAATTGTCAATGTTGATGAAACATATGATATTGAAGGAACAACATTGATGTCTAATGAAGCTCGTGATGATGTAACTGACCTAGGAGTATACCCTAAAGTTTTGGCAATGGATACAACTGATGAACGCTTTAATGCACTATCAATGAACATTTCATTGGATTGCAAATGTGCTAAAATGGCATTATAATGTGTATTATATGCCAACAAATCAATGATAGTGTTTAATCCAGAGCCAGAAAAATTATAATCGGCAAATTCTTCTTGACTTGATAGATAATTTATTAAATTTCTCTTGATTTGTTCAAAATCAAGTTCGGTTACACGAAGGTCTGCCATTATCGTACTCTCTGCATTGTGAGATTGAATGTTACTGGGCTATAGATACCAACAATATAAAAATACAAACTAACATCATATGCATTTTCATCATAATTTGGATTTACTGCAACTTCTTGAAGTTTCACTCGTGGTTCATAATTTCCAATACAGGTTGTGATTACTCCTTTCAATGTTTCAACAGTGACAGCGTCCATGGGTTCAAAAAGAATGGAATATAATTCACTTCCTAAATTTGGTTGAAATGGACGTTCACCTGGGCGGGTCAACAACAAATTCTTAATAGATTGTTTTACAGCATTTACATCAATGCGTTTAGCCACATCATTTGATGTGGTTTTCGCAAATGTGAGGTCAATGTCTTTATAGAGTTTTGTTGGTGTTGTCATGTGAATTATTTATATGGTTTTTAGTATTGTAGTGTGGAACCAGGTAAGAAGTTTGTTAAAGTTCCTACAGGGGTCACTCGAACATCATTTTTCATTGTAAATGCTTCTAAACGAGCATTACCACCGCTACGTCCATTTGCCATATTAATTCCAGATTGTTGCCATTGAATATGAACCCAAGGTTTATATGTTGTCACACCCCTGACTGTTCCAATTCTATATTCAAGTAACAACTTATCATATTGAATGTTTCTCTTTAAATTTAGTGCATAATCATAATATTGTGAGAAAGGTGTATTTAAGAAACACATATCAACTGCCAATCCCTGTTCGTGGAAAGATACCCCTTGTGCAGGTCGTAAAGAACCTGTGTTATATCCAGGATAACGAATACATGATGTAATTAATATTTTACCCTTTCCTAACAAATCAAATACAGGTTCAATGACATTTTCTGCCAATTGACGTAGATTACATACAATGTCTTGTTTTCGTAATCCATGTTGGTCTCGTAGATTGTTTCCCTTCAACATACCTAATGTGACATTTTCTGTTAAACGATATGTTAGAGGAAAACTCGTTGTACCATAAATGATGTTACATGAAGCAATTCTAGCAGGTTTTAATGTAGGAGCTCTACTTGAATCTGTTTCTCCTGATGTCAAAGGACGTTCTAAATCTTCTGTTGTGACAATTCCTTCGTCAACCCCTCGCTTCTTTAACACAGAAATTTCATTTTGGTTTTCTTCAGGATTTTCTGCCAATGTAGACAATGCTTCTGACCACATATCAGTTCTACTTTCAAGAATTAAAGGAGGCAATTGGGGTTCTTGTGGATTACGTTCGCGCACAGGATCTCCACTTGTTGCACCCCCAGCAACAGGTGCTCGTACAATAGAAGTTGGCAACACAATTGGAAAGGTTGCTGTTCCTTGTGATGTTGGTGTTGAATTAATGGTACCCGCAATTTTAATTTTCTTTGTAGGTAATCCCGCAGTAACATTGATTTCAGAATCACCATATAAATTAAGTTTGTCATTAGCACGAAGATTGACATCATCGGCTGTTGTATTGGCTTTTTTCTTTGCCTTGATGTTTACATTTTCCTTCATAGATTGAACATTGAAGAATTCTTGTGCCTTAAGATTGATGCTTCCTCCAGCAGTCACATCAAAATTTTTTGCAACATTGAATGACATATTTTTATGCACATCGGCATTTAAATTGCCATCAACTTGTAAATTCACATTGTTTTTCACATAGATGTTACAGTTACCTTCAACTGTGATATTGGCACGACCGCCAATGTAAATGTATCCATCACGTTCATAGATTTCATAACCATCACCAATAATTTTGCGCACCATGGTACCATTACGGTCAATTTCCATGAAGGTTCCTTCACGGTGATACCAATGCATTCTTTCATTATCAGGTGTGTCATCATATTCAATCACGTGACCCGATTCTGTTTCTGTTACATGATTATATGGATACTTGGCATTATAAGGAGATTTTGGTTGACTCCAATCTCCTGCTGCACCGCGAGCAACAGGAACATCTAAAATTCTATCATCATCTTTGGCACCCACAACTGTATCAGAAATTTTTTCACCACGAGCCAAACGATTAGTATCGGGTTCACCTATTCTCGTTACTCTAGGATATACATTGTTTGGGTCATGAAATCCTTGATTGGGCGGAATTTGTCGTAAGGCAGTATTTGTAGGTTGAGCTTCTACATTTGAAAATTCTGAGAAGTTACGAGGGCGGTCACCTGACAAATCTTGCTTAGGAGCATCTAAAGCAGGAACTTCAGATGCGGGGATAGAAGCAGCAGCCTCATCCAAGGCATTGATATCGGCTGCGGGTTCGGGAGATTGTTGTCCTGCCAAAATACCTCTGGTAGCTCTATCAAAAACTTCTGTAGCTTGCCTACCAATAATTGAGCCTAGCAATCCTCCTACAGCAGATATTCTACGAGCATTTTTACCAAAGATACGTTGTAAAATCAAATACCCTGCAATTTGTGATTTCTCAGTTATTTTTGCCAAGGCGAAAAATCTAAAATTGGTTTTCCAATCTTTTAATAAGAAACGATATGACAAAAACTTTTGTAATTCGCGCAAACGAGTTAAATCTTTAGGACTTAAAATTTTTCCTAAAAATGTTTCTACCCAAAGATTTTTATTGGCAAGAACATACCAGTGTAATGCTGAACGCAATTGAACTGGAATTTTTTGATATCGCTCATCTGATATAATACCTTCAACCACACAACTTTTGGCCCAATCTTCATCGCCTCGAAGTTGTTGCCATAAATCTACTGCATTTTGTGCAATAACACCTATGGCAATTAAATCTTTTACAGTTAAACCATATAAACCAATTTTACCATCATCAGTTATGGTGTCTACTGCATGATTATATCCTTGCGCCAAATATTCTGTACGAATTTCATCTTCAATCAGCAATTGAATATTTTCTACATCTCGCGGATCCAAATCACCTACATATCCTTCTCTACTTCTGGCGGGGGAAGAAATTCTGGCATTTGGGGTGGGTGATAGAACTGCCGCACCTGTGGATGGGTCAATGAAAATTTCATCATTGGATGTTAATAAACTATTGCTGTATAATGGAATATCTTCGAATGAAGAATATCTCTTTGCCATCTCAGATTCATCGGGAGTGACAAAGAAAGGATTATTTTTAATGTTAGCTAATAGTTGACCTAATGTTGATTTATCAACAATAACTTTTTGGCAATCTTCAATTTCTTGAAGTATTTTTGTCACATCGGTAGGAGTAAGTAACCCTTGATAATTTTGCTCAACTAAAGTTTGTAACGTAGGTGAGCAATCAATCAAGGCACTCAATGATTCAACAGTGACGCCTTTAAGATTTCTTCGTACTTCATTTATAATGAAACGATTATCAGCCATGTTTATTGTTCGGTTACTTGTTCATTTAAACGTGCAACTTCTTCTTCATCTCGTTTGGCAATTAAATCAATGGTTGGAATGGCATTGGTAGATAATCCTTTTGCCGATAATGTAAGAGGTGTAGAAAATGCCTCAGCCAATTTTTGTAATAATGCAATAAGATTAAGAGGCTCAGACCGTCCAGGGAATGTCCCTAACATAATCGGTATTTGACAATCTTCACCATCAATAAAGAATCCAAAAATCCAGGTTCCTTCGACAGGACCAATAGGAGCTTGTCCAATACCGGTCACTGATGCCGATGTGATGGGCATCAAAGGCATTGCCCAAGGCAAATCTTCTGTAGGTAAGATTGATTTGTCTGCTGTATGATATCCTGCAACACGAACTCGACATCTTCCTAATTTTTCAGGATCCTTTCTATCCTCGACAACTCCCATGAACCAATGAAAGGCGCCATTTCCATAAACAGTATTCATATTACACCAAGGTGTTTGCTAAAGATTCTTTTACTAATTCCAACTTCATAGTATATTTTTCTCTTCCCATGATATGTCGTACTGCAACCACTAGATAACTCCCTGAAAGGTATGGATCAATTAAATCTTGTAGTTGTTCATTTTCATTTTTTTCACCCATTCGAGGGTAATAGAAATTCACAACTTCACCTATTTCCACACCACAA